GCAATTTCCACAAGGCGCTAAAACAATTGTAGAAGAGAATATTTGGAAAGAAATTATCGAGAGTAAGATTGAGCAATTAGTCATGTCTCGTTTAAAGAAAGAAGAGGATTCTGAATATCAAGAATTCTTTCAAAAGGCGCTTAAAAAGTTTGGAGTCGAATCACCAGCAGAGCTAAAAGACGACGCAGAGAAGAAGAAATTCTTTGATTACGTTGATGCAAACTGGAAGGGAGACAACGAAAAGGCTGAGGATACTGAAGCATCAGATACTCTCGAGCCGAAAGAAAAGAGGAAGTTAGCTGCTAGCAAATGCGGTAGTTAATTTCTTAATTATATAATAGGAGTAAATTATGTTTTTGATTGATTGGATTAAAGGCTTATTTTCATCAGATGAAACTCCTGCTAAAGTAGACCCAGTAAAGGAGCCAAAGAAGGCTGCTGTTGCTAAAGGTCCTAAAGTTACTAAAGCTGAGTTAGGTAAACTAACAAAAGCTGGACTTGAGGCTGAAGGTCGTAAGGCAGGTATTGAACTTGATAAAAGAAAAAAGAAAGCTGAATTAGTTAATGAACTTTATAAAGTTTTAAAATAATAAATTAGGAGAATAACAATGGCACTATGGGGAAAGACAGACGCAGTCGGAAGCGTACCTAAGTGGCTCGAAAGCGCTACAGCCAATACTAATAAGTCTCATGATAAAGACAACGCAGTATTCGTTGACTTAACAGAGGCAGGTATTGCTAGCAACAGAGCTAAAGGTCTTAAAGGACCAGGCTGGTGGTTATACCATACGGCAAATGGCCGTCACTTTGCGGAATGCTTAGTTCCGATGAAAGTTACAGCAGTTGCTGCTGGTGACTTAGGTGTGACAGGCGATACAGCGGTAGAAGACGCGATTGTAGCTGACGCTTAACTTTAAATAGTTAGCCTTTATTGTTATGAATTTGACGGAATCAACCTTTCTACTATATGCGATGAAACACTATGACAACCCTCAGTGTACTGAGATGTCAGAGTTTGAAGAGGATATCAAGAGATTTCAATATCTCAGGAAACTCTTTAGTCGTTATAGACAAGATAACGAATTGAAAGAAAGGTTAATTCTGAACCATCTCATTGTAATATTCAATGTGTTTGGCGGGCAGGCAACAAATATGCTATTCATGCGATTGCATGAGTACCACGAGTATTTAAAACCATTCGTTGAGTATTTGAACTTTATGCCTGAACTATTAGTATACGATGATTTGACAATGAACGCGTTATCCATTAATGGAGATGAGTTTATTGAAACAAGGTTGAGGGAAATATAAATGGTAGTAGATTTATTCTTAGTGTATTCATTTATCAAACGGCTAGTTACGCCCTTTGAAAAGTGGGAAGCATATAAAGAAGGAATTATTGATGATAAGGGTAATATCCTAATCAAACGTAAGGAATTCTCAAAGAATGCGCAAAAGAAAGCGTTTGGTAATTTTGACCAAATGATTTTAAATCTGAAGAAACTACTAGGTAAACTTCCTGGCGGTCAAACTAAACTTGCATCGTACGCATCGGCATTATGGTTGATACGTGAAGAGCAAAGAATTAATGCAACTAACTATTTAACAGAGGAATCTTTAGAAGAGGACTTTGATTTAGCGTTACAACGATTCATTGATGAAAACGGTGCAGTGATTGCTGAAGCAGCAAAGATAGAAGAAGAACCTGTAAATAATGTTGGTGGTGGAAACATTGCCGGATTAGGAGTAGGTCCTGATGGAGAACCGGGCGTTTCTAAAAAGACGCAAAAGAAACATAAGAAACGTATTCGAGATATTATGGGTACGGTAAATGTTAAAGAAGATGCAGTTGCTCAGGCCCAAATGAAAGCAAGACAAGCATCTGAAACTGAATTGATGAAAGATCGTCAAGACAAAGAAAAAGAAAGATTAAAGTTAAAACACGCCGCTGATGCAGAACGTCAGAAAGGTCGTGATGAAACTGAAAAAGAACGCGAGAAACGCAAACAAGAGCGTGATAAAGAACGCGAAGCTGCTAAGCAAGCAATGGGCTCAACAGCAGGTTAATTAAAAAGGAAAAGAAATGAAAACATTTAATCAGTTTGCCGGATCACTCGACGAAGGCATTAAAGATCTTAGAAACTTTAAAGATCGTAATCGTAAAGGTGAAGCCAGGTTATATATTGAAGTAACCAAAGGCAACACGCGAAATAAGTACGATGACGATTTTGGTTTCGACCAAAAAGAAATGAATCTTATGGATAAGCTAATAGGCAGAATTCGTAATATGCATATCTCATCTTTTGACGGTGGAGACACTGGTCCAGCTTCAATGGAATTTATTGGTGATATGAAATCACTAGAGAAATTTGCAGCAGACAGAGATGTTAAAAAGATCTGTGCAAAATATAAATGTAAAATAGTTGGCCCACAGGCTAACTAAATGCCCAGTTATGATAAGGTACTTGAGTTAGCAGAAGTACTTAAGTTTGACTCAGACAGCACTATTAAGAAAGTAACACTTAATGTTAAAACTTATGATGTTTCTGTTGGTGCCTCTGTATTTTCTAAACAGCCTATGGTTGCTGTATTAAGTACTGCAGATTATGCTAACAGTGAAGTAATAAAAGTTACAACCGCTAACACCGCAGTTGACATTGCTTTGTGGGGATATGAATATGCCGGTGGTGATAATTATTACTCAAACAATATTCAAGATTTTGCAGAAAGTCAGGTAGAGTCCTTATTACAATTTCAAGGAACAACTACAGTAGATCTTTCTACATTATCATAAAGAGGAAAAGAAATGTTTTTTAAAGATACAAAATTAGACCGTGAAGCGGTATTTGAACAATTGAAGATTGACGAAGGCGTCGTATATGAAGTTTATAAAGACCATCTTGGGTATCCAACCTTCGGAGTGGGACACCTTGTTTTGGATTCAGATCCAGAATTCGGCGCTGAAGTGGGAACTCCAGTTACTGAAGAACGAGTTAAAGAATGCTTCGATAGAGATATCGAGATTGCAGTATCCGAATGTGATCGCCTATACGAAGAAGGGGTCTTTGGTGACCTACCCGACGAAGTACAACAGATACTTGTCAATATGATGTTTAACATGGGTCGTACTCGTTTAAGCAAATTCAAGAAAATGCATGCCGCAATTCTCAAAGGAGATTGGGCAGAAGCCGCTGTTGAGGGTAGAGATTCTCAATGGCACAAACAAGTTACTAACCGAGCCGAGAGATTAATGGTTCGTTTAGAGAATGTATAAATAAATTTACTACAATATAATATGGAGAATACAACATGCCAGTAAATGACATTATTCAACAAGCGTTAGATAACAATCCGCTTAAAGTAAAACAAGCCTTTGATGACGAAATGACAAGCCGTGTAAGAGCAGCTTTGAATACTAAGTATCAAGACATGACTCAAGAACATCCTGAAGTTGCAGAAGTTGAAACAATGAACTTAGCAGCTGAGCCTCAAGCCGATGCAGGTATTGATGGAATCGTAGCAGACGAAGTCGATGTACGAACAGGTCAAGCAGTAGAGTCAGTAGAAACACCAGAAGAAGAGTAATATGTTTAACCAATTATTCATAGGAATTATATTGGTACTCAGTCTTGGTGGATATTGGTTATATAACGAAAACCAAACTCTCAAAGAAAACAATGTTAAATTAGAAGGAGCTGTGGCAGAACAAAAAGCTGCCATTGCTTCTATCACTGAATCTTTTGAGAAACAAACAAAATCTTTGGGCAACCTTCAACGTAATTATAATCAAATAGAACAAGAGAAAGATGAGTACCTTGCCATATTTGCTAAACATAACTTTGATAAACTTGCCCTTGCTAAACCAGGTCTTATGGAAATAAGATTCAATAATGGTACAGCAGAAGTATTTGGAGATATAGAGAATGACAGCAAAGCTATTAGCGAGCTTGACGCTCCTGACGTTCCTTAGCGGTTGTAGTACTTTAGGAAATATCTTTGGTGCTAAAGAAGTTGAGATCATTACTAAACCAGTTAAGATCGAAATAATACAACCTACACTACCACGTCCTATTTCATTAGAGGATCCAAAGTGGTATGTTGTCTCAGAAGCAATCATTACTAATCCTTGTAAAGGACTCCCTACAGGTGAGATAGATGATGATGGAAAACCTAAAACCAAAAGGCCGAAGGATTGTTCATTAGAAGAAAGAGAACATCCAGAATGGCCTGTAGGATACACCTACCTCGATAGGTTCTTAGACGAAATGAAAAAGAAAAACAACGGAGATATAGTCTTTGTGGCAATGACCGTTGGTGACTATCAAATGATGTCGAAGAACACACAAGAGTTACGAAGATACATTCGAGAACTCGGTGAAGTCATAGTTTATTATAGAAACGTAACGATTGACGACGAACCTGCTGCTGGTCTTGCAGTAGAAAAAAAATAAAAAAAATAAAATTAATATATTTTCATATTGGCCGTTTTTAAGATTCGGTCTTAATAAATACCATTGACATATAATGGATTTTGTGATATAATAATCCAAATACGGAAAAAGAGTTCATGAGCGATATAGACAAAAGCATCTCTTCGGTTATAACTGATGTTGCTTTAATTAAGAAAGACATTAAGCAAATCGAGAAATTTTTCTCTAAGTACGAGTACATTATAGAAAAGTCAGGTGATAGAGATAAAAGGATCGCAGTACAACACGAAATTTTAAATAACGTCGCGGAGAAGATAGAAAACCTCGACATAAAAATAGAACAGACCAAATTTGATACAGCTAAAGATTTGGCAATTGTTCACGACCGTTTAGAGCAATACAGATCTTCATCACGAGACGATCATCAACGCCTATCTGATAATAATGCAAGACATCGAACAGAACGTAATGCTGAGATTATGGAAGCTTTAAGTAAGTTAAACGGTAATCTTGATAAGCGTATTTCTGAGATGGAAGGTAGAGTAAATACCTTAAATCAGTGGAAATGGTATGTTGCTGGTATTGGAGCCGTATTAATCTTTTTCGTAACACAATTGGATATTAATAAAATTATTGGTTGACATCCTACTAATTATTTGTTATAATAGACTCTAATAACAGATTTTTACGGACTTATATATTATGCTTGACTTTGTTGATATTCAGTACGCCCAACATTTGGCGGGGCGACTCGACCGATATCGCATCAAAAATACTAACCCATATAAGATCAACTTTCGGTGTCCTTTGTGTGGGGATTCTAAAAAGAACAAATCAAAAGCCCGTGGTTGGCTACTTGAACGCGAGAATAAGTTATTCTATTATTGTCATAACTGTGGTGCAAGTCATATCTTTGGCAATTTTCTTAAGGTTGTTGACCCATTAGCATACAACGATTATGTTGCCGAAAAGTTCATAGGTAAAGCAAATAATACAGTCGAAACGGCAACATCAACTCTAGAGTCAACCAAATTTACCGAGCCACAATTCTCTCGTCCGGATCCATTAAAAAAATTAAAAAAAATCAGCCAGCTTGAGCATTCTCACCCAGTAAAGAAATATATAGATAAAAGGTCTATTCCTTCTAAGCACCATTATCGACTTTACTTTGCTCCTAAGTTTAAAGAATGGATTAATGGGATAGTACCAAATAAGTTTGAGAATGTCAATAAAGATGAAGCTCGACTTGTTATACCGTTCTTAGATAAAGACGGCAAATGTTTCGGAGTGTCGGCAAGGTCAATGGACCCTAATGCATTCCTTCGTTATATTACTATTATGTTCGAAGAAGTACCAAAGTTGTATGGACTTGACAAAGTAAACTTTAACGAAAAGTATTATGTTGTTGAAGGTGCACTTGATAGTATGTTTTTATCAAATGCAATCGCAATGAATGGAGCAGATGGTAATACCAATTCGCTCGAAAGAGTGGAAAATGCAGTCTTCGTCTTTGACGCCGAACCTCGTAATTTAGAGATTCACAAAAGAATGGAACGCATAATCGATGCAGGGCACAGTGTTGTGATATGGCCACACAATGTACCAGGTAAAGATATAAATGAAATGGTTCTCGATGGAAGTATATCTTGCGTTGAGAGTTTAATGAGAACAATAACGTATAAAGGTTTGGAAGCAAAATTGAAATTTCAACAATGGAAAAGGACATAGTATATAATGAAAGTTAAATTGATTAGTCATAGTCAAACACCTACGATCGTAGGATCTCCCACGGAAGAACTTAATGGAGATAATTCATTATTAGGATTAGTAGCATATTGTGCAAGAGTAAGCAATCCTAGTAACCAAAACAATACAACAACAAACAGTAAGCTTGTTAATTATTTAATCAAGCACAAACACTGGTCTCCTTTGGAAATGGTTAGTGTTTGTTTAGAAGTAGAAACCACAAGGGATATTGCCCGTCAATTATTAAGACATCGTAGTTTTAGCTTCCAGGAATTTAGTCAACGATACGCAAACCCGTTAGAAGATTTAGAAATGGTAACTCGTGAGGCAAGATTCCAAGATCCAAAGAATCGTCAAAACAGTGTTCCCATTGATACGACCGATGAAAAACAAAGAAGGATAGCAGAAGATTGGAGAATGAAACAAAAAGCACTCATTCGTCAAACTGAAGAATTATATAAATGGGCAATTGATAAAGGAATTGCGAAGGAACAGGCAAGAGCTGTATTACCAGAAGGTAACACAGTTTCAAGATTATATGTAAATGGTACATTAAGATCATGGATTCATTATATTGAATTGCGATCTGGAAACGGTACTCAATTAGAACATATGGATCTTGCGGTAGCTTGTGCTCGAGTGATTACAAATATCTTTCCCTTAACCAAAGAATATGTACAAGAATAATAACGGAGTAAATAATGCAACATTTAGGAATTGAAATCCAGACAAGTAGAGATAAGAAGCTAGGAGAACAGTCGTTTAAACTATTAAAGGACTATTATTGTCGAGACGATGAAAAGACTCCTCAGATGGCTTATGCTCGTGCTGCAGTTGCATTTTGTGGTGGTAATTTAAAACTTGCACAACGAATATATGATTATGTTTCTCAAGGATGGTTTATGTATTCTTCTCCTGTACTTTCTAATGCAGTCTTAAAAGGAGAGAAAGCAAAAGCTTTACCAATTAGTTGTTTCTTAACATATGTACCTGATACTTTAGACGGATTGATTGACCATACTGCAGAGTTGCGATGGTTGTCTGTTAAAGGTGGCGGAGTAGGTGGTCATTGGTCTGATATTAGAGCGGTATCTAAAAAGGCTCCAGGTCCTATGCCATTCCTACATACAGTTGATGCTGATATGGTTGCGTATCGCCAAGGACGTACAAGAAAAGGTTCTTATGCAGCCTATATGGATATTGATCATCCTGACATTGTAGAATTTATTAATATGCGTATTCCAACAGGTGACGTGAATAGAAAGAATTTGAATCTTCACCACGCTGTTAACTTAACTGATAAATTTATGGAAGCAGTAAGAGATGGAAAGCAATGGGGTTTATTAGATCCTAACGACCAAACAGTTCGTGAAATGGTTGATGCTCGTAAACTATGGGAATTAGTATTAGAGACAAGATACCGTACAGGTGAACCTTATGTTAACTTTATTGATACTGCCAATGCTGCATTACCTCAATCTCAAAAGGACTTAGGTTTATCAATTAAAGGATCTAATCTATGTAATGAGATACACCTTGTGACCGACGAAGAAAGAACAGCAGTATGTTGTTTATCTTCAGTTAATTTAGAAAAGTATGACGATTGGAAAGATACAGGTATGGTTAAAGACCTTATTGTATTCCTAGACAATGTATTACAGTTCTTTATTGATAATGCAGGAGATGAGATCTCAAAGGCTCGATACTCTGCGCAACAAGAAAGATCTTTAGGTCTCGGTGCAATGGGATTACATTCCTATTTCCAAAAGAATATGATTGCGTTTGATAGTCAGGACGCAATTGATAAGAATGAAGAAATTTTTGCATTAATAAAACAAAGGTCGGTTGAAGCAACTGAAGAAATGGGTAAACGTCGTGGTGAAGCACCAGATATGAAAGGCACAGGCAGACGTAACGCTCATATGTTAGCAATTGCTCCAAACGCAAATAGTTCTATGATTGTAGATACCTCGCCAAGTATTGAACCTTGGAAGGCTAATGCGTTTACATCAAGAACAAGGGTGGGTAGCCACCTAAATAAAAATCCATATCTTGAAAAGGTATTGGATGATCTTGGTAAAAATACAGACGAAGTCTGGTCAACAATTATTACGAATGGCGGTTCAGTTCAACATCTAGAGTTTCTAGATGATCACGTAAAGAATGTTTTTAGAACAGCAATAGAATTGAATCAGTTAGCACTAATTAAGTTAGCAGGAGACAGACAAAAATATTTATGCCAAGGACAATCCTTAAACATCTTTTTCCCCGCAGGAGCTGATAAAAAGTACTTACATACTGTACACTATCAAGCCTGGGCACAAGGTTGTAAAGGACTATATTATTTAAGAACAGAATCTTCTAACCGAGCAGAAAACGTTTCCGAAAAAGTGAAACGCGAAATGTTAGATGATATTATTAACCCAAACTCAATTAAGTTCAGTAACGGATCGGAGGAACAGCAAGATGAGTGTATCGCCTGTGAAGGATGATAGAAAAGTAGGAAAGAAAATGGAAGTATTAATTTATACTAAATCAAATTGCCCTTTTTGTGAAAAGGCAAAAGCATGGTTTACACAACATGGATTTGGTTATACTCAAGTAGTGTTAGATGACGAGGAACAAAGATTAGCATTTTATCAAAGGATCTCAAACGGTAAAGAAGTAAGGTCAGTACCACAGATCTTTATTGACGAAAAACATATAGGTACATATAACGACCTAATGGCAATATCCGATACGTTAATTAAAAAGCAAGGCGGACTCATGGAGTTCAGTGAAACATATAAACCGTTTCATTATCCTTGGGCTGTTGAAATAACAACAAGACATGAAAAGGCTCATTGGATCGAAGATGAACTTGATTTGTCTGAAGATGTAGCTGATTGGAAAGGTGGTAAGATTACTCAAATAGAGAAAGATTATATTACAAACATCTTACGATTATTTACTCAGTCAGATGTTGCTGTTGGTCAGAACTATTACGATCAGTTTATTCCTAAGTTTAAGAATAACGAAATTCGTAATATGTTAGGATCGTTTGCAGCAAGAGAAGGTATTCATCAACGTGCTTATGCGTTATTGAATGAAACATTAGGTTTACCTGATAGTGAATATCATGCATTCTTAGATTATTCTGAAATGGCCGATAAGATTGACTATATGCGTAAGGCAGATACAAATACTTTACGTGGCCTTGGTCTATCATTAGCCAAATCAGTATTCAACGAAGGTGTTGCTTTATTTGCTTCTTTCGTTATGTTACTTAACTTTCAACGTTTTGGTAAAATGAAAGGCATGGGAAAAGTAGTAGAATGGTCTATTCGTGATGAATCAATTCACGTTGAAGGTAATTCTAAATTGTTTAAGGCGTTTATCAAAGAACATAGTCGTGTTGTAGATGATGAGTTCAAAAAAGAAATTTACGAAATGTCAAAAGACATCGTTGATCTCGAAGATAAGTTTATTGATCTTGCCTATGCAATGGGATCTATTGAAGGACTGGATAAATCCGAAGTAAAAGAATATATAAAATATATAACAGACAGAAGATTATTACAGTTAGGCATGAAACCAAACTTCAAGGTAAAAGATAATCCATTACCTTGGTTAGAATGGGTACTGAATGGTGCAGACCATACAAACTTCTTTGAGAATCGTGTAACCGAATACGAGGTTGCTGGTTTAGAAGGAACCTGGGATGATGCCTACGCAGCATAAGGCGTAGAAATGATAAACAAACAACCTTTCCAAGATGTAGTTAATAAATTAAAGGAAGAAGGCAAGTACAGAGTATTTAATGATATCGTTCGCGATAAAGGAAACTTTCCTAAAGCAACTTGGTACTCACCGTATTCTCCTAAGACAATTGTTAACTGGTGCTCAAATGATTATTTGGGAATGGGACAAAATAAGTATGTAATTGATGCAATGCAAACTGCATTGTTAAAGACAGGAAGTGGTAGTGGGGGTACTCGCAATATTGGCGGTACCTCTCATTATCATGTCACTCTTGAAAAAGTTATATCAGACTTACATCAAAAAGAAAGCGGTCTATTATTTACTTCAGCATATGTTGCTAATGAATGGACATTAATTGCTTTATCTCGTATCGTACCAAAAATATGTTTCGTTTCGGATAATAAGAATCATGCCTCAATGATTATGGGTATGAAACATAGCCGCGCTCCTAAACATGTATTTGAACATAACAATATGGAATCGTTGGAAGAATGTTTACAAGTTACTGTTGAAGCTGGTCATGTACCATGTATTGTATTTGAATCAGTATATAGTATGGACGGAGATGTTGCTCCTATTGAAGAGATTTGCGATTTAGCAGATCAGTATGGTGCAATAACATATATAGATGAAGTACACGCTGTTGGGTTATACGGCGACAAAGGCGCAGGATACTGCGAAAAGATTTTATCACAGGATAGGGTGGATATTGTAAATGGAACCTTGGGAAAAGCGTTTGGTTGTCATGGAGGTTATATTGCTGGTGATAGTATTGTTCTTGATGCTATACGATCAGTCGCAAGTGGATTTATTTTTACAACAAGTATGTCACCTGTTATGGCTGCAGGCGCAATTGCCTCCATACGGTATCTATCCGATCATAACGATTTAAGAGAGAAACATCAAGAACGAGTATTGACTTTAAAGAATATGTTAATTGATGAAGATATAGAACTACACGAACAGAGTTGCACTCATATATTACCAGTGATGGTTCGAGATGCAAAGAAATGCAAACTAATATCAGATAGGCTATTAAACGAACATGGATTATATGTGCAACCAATTAATTATCCAACAGTCGATGTTGGCAAAGAACGACTTAGAATTACACCTACTCCCTTACATACTAATGGTATGATGGAAGATTTAATTGAAGGCCTCAAAGAGACGTTTGCTTATTACAAATAAATAATATTATGAAATGGTTAACTTTATTTACATCCCTTACTTTAGCAGCAACAGCTGCCTACTTTAGTATTATAGGATTAATGACAATCTTTAGTGGTGCTGCTATCAGTATCGCAATTATGGCAACGGTGCTTGAATTTGGTAAACTTGTTTCAGCAGCTTGGTTACATTATGAATGGGATCGTATTAATAATTTAGTACGAGGTTATTTTACAACCGCAGTCGTTGTACTTATGTTAATTACAAGTATGGGTATATTTGGATTCCTTTCCAAAGCTCATATTGATTCTGCTTTAACTGGAGATACCTATTCTCTCGAAGCAAGTATCATTGATACAAGAATAGCCGCAGAACAATCCAAACTCAAAGCCGCACAAGATCGAATCGAAGGATTGGATTATGTATTACAAACCTCCCAGCCTAAAGATCGTAACTATGTGAATGGCCGTCAAACAGAAGAAAGAAATAATTTAGCAATAACTATTGACAGTGCAGTAGATAGTATTGTAAAATATAACGAACAGAAGTTACCAATACAAAGACTTCAGTTAGAACAAGAATCAGAGCTCGGTCCTATTAAATATATCGCTGATATGATATACGGATCAGAAGCCAAAGAACTTTATGACAATGCAGTCCGCTGGGTAATACTTATAATTATATTTGTATTCGATCCTTTAGCGATAATGTTATTGATTGTAAGTACAGCTGCGTTTAAACGTGAACGTGAAACTCCTGCTAAACCGTTAGTTGATAACAGTCAAGTAATGAACATGGAGATTGAAGAAAAAAGAAGTGGATTAACCACTACATTAAATCGAAGGAAAATATAATGAGTATTAAAATGATTGGTGAGCAAGTATTAGTTGCAGCTGCTCCCAAAGAAGAAAAAACGGCAGGTGGTATTATATTATCCTCTGAAGTAAAACAAACAGCATCAGAGCCTGGTATCATATTATCAGTAGGTCCTGAAGCAACCCATTTAAACAAAGGTGATACAGTATATCTATCTTGGGATAAATCAATGCCTGTTCGCATAAGTGGACAAGATGCAGTGATTGTAGCAGCAGAACATATTAAGGCAGTACTATCATGAACATGAAAAAATTAATGTGGGGTGGTTTAGGATTCCTTTCATTAGGTGTTGCATATGTAGGAGTAATATTGCCTGGGATTCCATTTAGTATCCCTGCTGTGTTCGCGGCATATTGTTTCGCAAAGAGTTCAGACAGAATGCATAACTGGTTATATAACCATAAGTTATTCGGACCATTCTTAACGAACTGGGAAACAAAGAAAGTATTTCCACAAAAGGCAAAGTATATGATGTTAGGATTTATGGCATTTGCTTTAATTCTAATGATAGTGACAACTGGAAATTGGAAGGCAGTTGCATACTCAGGAACCTTTATGGCACTGGGAGCAATGTGGGGATGGCGGTATCCTTCTACCCCTGAAGAATACGATCGTCGTAAAGCAGCAGGGGAAAGGATCGGTTTATTTAAATGAGCGAAGAAAAACCATTTGACGAAGACGGAAGGATAGATTATCACAGGTGGTTACAAGTGAATCAATTTGTTAGAAAGATGCATCAAATGCAACTCATAGCAGATCAGCAAGCTTGGTTAGAAAGACGTAACGAAATGTTACTTGATTTAGATATGATTGATAAAGTAGTTGAGATGATGGATGATTATCCTGAAGCAGAATATATTATTAATAAAATTATGAGAAGGTTAGATAATGACAAAAAGTACTGAGGAAAAGATCTTACAAGTAGTTAACTTATCTCCTAGTGAAAGCTGGGTAGAAAGGATTGTAGATATACATCCAATGAAGCAAGTAGCGTATGCTTCTGTATTACAGTTATTAGTATTCGGTTCGATGCTATTATCTTTCTTTTTAATTAACAAAGTTGTATAGGAGTTTATATAAAATGGCAATGATTTACGAAAGCCCTGATAAAGGAAAAACAGTTTACGCAAGAGAGATAGGACAACCATTCAATTCAAGAGTCCTAATCAAATCTCCTGCTATAGCAGAGGAGCCCTTATATGAACGATTGGCAAAAATCAACAACGATAGAATACGTTCAAATAAAAGATGATTACCCAAGACAGTTATTATTAGCATGCTCATTAGGTCTAAACATTGGATTTATAATAGCATTGTTATTTTTATAGGAAAGAAAAAATGAAAAGTGATTATGTAGTAGTAGATACGATTTCAGTATTTAAGCAAAGATATATTATTCCACGTGAAGAAGTTCAAAGGATGAATGAAGACGTTACTTGCACTGATAAGTTAGCAAAGCTGTGGGCTCATGAATCTGTTGAATGCGAAGAAGTAAAAGAATTCAGCCAGAGATGGCTTGGAGAAACTGTAACGAATATAGATATCGTTGATACAGTAAAGGCGCTTCAATATTTCAAAGACGATAACGAACAATTATCTAAAGAGTGGTCTCAGGCTAAACAGCTCGACTTCATTAACGATTGGAAAGATAACACGCCAAAGCCGTGATATACATATATGGGTCAAGGTCTTGTGCATTCTGTAGCAAGGCAAAGGCACTTGCTGCCAAACATTATGGGGATTATGAATTCCTTGACATCGGCATAACTTTGTATTATAATAGACTCAAAGAATTAAACGTTAGTACTAATGTTGAACCTCAAATCTTTGAAGATGACAGGTATATTGGTACTTATTATCATTTAGTAAAAGAAACTCAATATAGGATGGAACAGCAATAATATGCTTGACGAAAGAATTAACAAAATCTACCAAAAAGAATTATCACGCCAAAAACTAACAACGGAACTAATTGCTTC